ATATAACTTTTTTCTCACTGCCACATGCTCCATTATGTTTAAGAACCTGAAGAGCTTCCCTGCAATTCTTTTCGAAAGACAAATAGCATCAACTTTATCCCAGTTAGTCGTATCAACGTTGAACTCCTTTTGTAAAAGCTTTAATGTTGCACTTCGCTCTTTTCTTATCTCCTCCTTTATTCCTACAATGTTCTCAAGTTGATTTATTAGAGTGAAGTATTCACGATCATCAATCTCTTTTAAGCTAGTTGTTCTTCCATCGGTGATGCGTGAAATAATTGCTCGCTTATATTCTTCTTGTTCTTCTTTATCTGTGTAGATGTAGCGAAGAAGGAAGTAGAAATACTTGTAATTATTTATCTTTTTCATTCTCTAATTCTCTCTAAAGCGAATAACAGCCATTGTCACTTGGTTTCTTTTAATCTCGATCGAATACTCGTCCTTATTTTCGCAAATCTCTGCAGTGAGATTGGTTTTTTCGTTCAGAACTGTTCGCTTTTTTATTGCAAGAAGTTCCTCATTCATTTCAGCGCAAAGTGTAATCCACGTAAAACTTTCATTGCTTTTAGAAGTGATAAAGCGAAAATATTGCTCTAGCAACTTAATCCACTTTGGGTGCTTCTTTCCGCATCTCGTTTCAAAATAAAATTTACCTTTCATATTGCGATAATTTGTAGTCTACATAAACCTGGCGTGCAACAGTTAAAGTATCATTCACGCTATTTTTTAAACTCTCAACAGGAATCAAAGGCAACTCGTTGTGGCAAACGTACAAAGTGCCATTGTATTCAGTTATTTGAATTGCGACTTTTGCATCTTTGCAAACTCTATTCTCAAGTTCAATTCTTCTTGTTTTTTTCTCATTTTCGCAAGTAGTTCTAAACCAACTTGCAATGTTTGTTAAAATATTTTTCATCTTTACTTATTATTTATTTATATTTTGTTGCTTCCATTCGATTGTCACCAGTGCATCTAGTACACCAGATCCTCCACACATTGAGCAAGGTTCTTTCACGGGCTCATTATATGAATTGTGCGACCAAAAAAAGCCATTACCCTGGCATCTATTACAGAAGTGATTTTCACTTACCACTTGTTCCTTTGCAACCGTCTTGCGGTCTTGGTTTAATCTTACAACGCCTGCAATACTTGTAGGATTGGAACTGCCAGGATAACTAGGCGTTGTTAAATTTATTATTTCACTTACTTTACTCATCGTTGTTGTTTATTTCATTATCTATCTCGTTTTTCTTTTCAACTGCGATTTTATTTCCATATCGAATTGCTCCTTCGTCCCATACTACAAAGCCACCACCGCCTGCAGTTTCTTTTTCACGTCCAGAGCAAAGAGCCATAAACCCAGACACTCTAATCTTCACACCTGCTGCATATCTCAATCTAACTGCATCTGCACCCATCGGACGACTTTTATACTCTTGCGAAATGAAAATAAAGCTTTTCTTATTAAATGTTTCTATCAACTCCATTGCATCTTGATAGGTCCAATTTGCCATCTGAAAGCTATCTATAATAACAAATCGAGGACTCTTGCGTTTTGCTAATCGACTTTTTAAAGCCTCGATATTAGGATTCACAATCACAAAGAACTGCTCTTTCACTTCTTCCATGTTGAACTTCTTTGTTCTTCGTTGAAACGATTGTCTTATCCCTTCTTCTGCGCTTACATAAAGAACTTTTCCATATTCACAAAGCTTTTTTGCAAGTCTCATTACAAAAGAACTTTTTCCTTGCGCTGATGCTCCAGAAATAAACCATGTCTCGTTAATTGCAGGACAACCAAAAGCCTCTTTCCATTGCCCTTCCCAATTTATAGTCTTGTATTTACGCTGTGATATATCGTTTAAACTGTATAGTCTGGTTTGCTTTCTCATCTTTTTTCACCTCCAGCTTTTAATCGTTCAATGAACTTGTCTGCAGCCTTCTCGCTAAATATCAAAGCTCTCTCTATAAATGTATCTGCAACCTCATCGGTTTTTACGACCATTCTTACAATGGTGTTTGTAAAAACATCTTTCATCACTTCATACTTGCGCTGCTCATAATCAATGTGCTTTGTTTTATTCATTTCTGCAAGTTCAGAGTGAATGCCTTTTAAGGCTGCTTTCATTTCCATCTCAAATATTTTCATCTCACTTACTTTTAAATAGTTCTCAATTTTTCTATTTCCGTGTAGACACGTCTTAAACCACCTTGTGTCTTCAATACTATTGCTTTTATATCTGTGCCTTCTGGTGCATTAAGCTTCGCTACAATGTGCGCCTGTTCTCTCAAAAACTTCTCTCTTTCTTTGCCATCATCTGGTGTTACCTTTGAATATCTATCACCATAACGTGAAAGCATTTCAGTATAACCTACTTTTTTACACTCAATAGAGCGGTTTATTTTTTCCTTTAAACCATCTGCACCCATCATATACCAAGCGCAACAGCGTTCAGTTGCATTCCACAAAGCTTTAAGTTCTAAGAATGCTTCATATTGTAAGTCGCCTGCTTCATCTAAAATAATCAAAGGCTGATCAATGCTGCGAAGGTAAAACACAAGATCATCGTACACATCGCTGTATCGTCCATTGCTATTCACACCAAACTCCTTAGCTATCTTTCTAATTAGTTTTAGCTTTGTTTTTACCTGCGAGCAATCGATATATACTGCATTCTTGTGACTTGATGCGTACAGGCGAGCTGTGAATGTCTTTCCAATATTTGGAATATCGCAAAGAATTCCACTTGTACAAGAGTTCTGTGAGAACTCTAGCTGTGCTATTATATAAAGATATGTAGGTGTTTTAGCTGCTCTCCACTCAATCTTTGAACGCAACTCAACATCTAATCTTCTTGCAATAGCAATCCAACTTGCATCACTCAAAACTTTGTCGGTTTGTCCGTTTTTCACTGCACTATACACTGCAGTATTAATACCTAGTGCTGCTGCGTGCTTTGCGTCACTTGGATAATTTTCACGATTAGCTTTAATAGCTTCGATAATTCGTATTTTTATATCGCTTGTAATCATATTTAAATAGAGTTTAAATGTTATTTGAACGTTGTTTGTTTTTGTTTAAAAGAAGTGCTATTTTTAATAATCGCTTAAAGCAAGTTTGCTGTAATCCGTTACTGCCGTTGTTGTTATTTCTTCTTCCTCCAGAGGTTGAACATCTGCAGCAAGTTCTTGCTCGTCTTCGATATAAGTTTCCTTTTCTCGTATCACACCCACATCTGCAATAGAATTGTCGTTGAGGTATTTTCTAAAGCTTGCAATCTTCTTTTGCTGTTTCAAGAATATAGCTTTATCCTCTTCTGTTTGCTCTGCATCTGCAGTGTTGAATGTTCCTAAATTTTCTAGTTTATCAACCAACATGTCATTTTGATAAATGAACACTTCATTATATTTACCTTCTTCATCTGGAATGTAATAAGCATCCACCTTCATGTTGTTTGGAGCAAGTTTTTCAAGAACGCTTGTGTCGCTGAGCCACCAATCTTGATGATCAACTCTGCAATAGCTGTTTCGTCTGATGCTAGTTTCCACTTTTTCACCAATATATCTTGCTAAAACGGCTTTATTAATTGGTTGAAGTGTAGGGTTGATATTCGCCTCAAACACTTGCCAGCGTGTCATGCCTTTGTACTTCTTTTGGTTTGGATGTAAAGAATTATTCCATTCCATCACATCGCAAGCATCCTCTAATATTAGTTGCTCCCAGGTGTAATATTCCTTATCTTCGTATGAGTCATTACTTGCATCGCTTATCTTCTTACTCTCGGTACGCCATTTACCTTTTCCATAGAATCGTCCAATACCTAAGTGATTGCGGTGTTCAACTGCTTTCTTTTTTCCACCGTTCATTGGTTCTGCATACTTTTCTTGCGAGTTTTGAGGTGCGCAAAAACGAACGAATGGGAACATTACATCGGCTTTTAAGAAGTTATCTTTCCATTGTGTCATCAAGTGATTTTCAACCTCGACTTGTGCAGGAGTGCCCCAACCGTGTCTGTCTAGCAGTCTAAACATACTTCTAAAGCACTCTATTACGATGTCAGTTGTTTTATATCTGTTGTAAGCAAATCCAACTACACATTGACTTGCAACGTCATAAGCATAATATGCTTTTGGTCTAAGTTTTGTATCTTTCAACTTACGTGGCAAATCTCTATCGTCAAAGCTGACTTTTGAAAGTGAGAACTCTGGAGCATGGCGATGGACGTGTGGTGCATTCTCATGCATAAAGCTGGTCCAGCTCTTCAATTTGTGCTCAATCAAAACCTTATTATTAGGTTTATTCATATAGAAGTTTATTGTTGCTTCGCTCAATTTTTTAGGTTCTCCTTTTTTGTCGACAAATTCATCTGGGTTAAACATTTCACCTGTAGAGGGGTCAAAGGCTTCAATTTCACCACAAACGAAAGAAATATACATGTCGTACACCTGCTTTGCAAATGGTTGATTACCCTGTATTGCTAAACCAAGAATCAACTGCTCTGTTTTGTAGTCTACACGTCTGGTGTTTTGATTACCAAATTTGCCACTTATCAAACATTTATAGCCTTGCTTCTTAAATTCATTTACTTTCTTTCTAAAACGAATAACACTTGAAGGCAGCGTGTGATTAAATTCCTTTTTTATCAAATCAAGGCATTGTGTCATCATCTCCCAGTCGTATCTTTCACCCATCACTTGGTGCTGCGCTTTTGCATTATTATAAAGTGATATCGCACATTGAATTACGCTTGCATTATTCGTATATTCTAAGATGTGCTTTTGTGAAAGCTTTGCACCGCATAACTCCTCGTCTGAATAGAAATTATAAGCGTTTCTATCATAGATATAGTTATCTTTTATCCATTTCACAAGGCGTGTTATTTCGATATTTGGATACCACTCTCTAACAGCTTCTTTCATGTCAGATGGAAGACTATCAACAGCGACTAAAGCATAATTACCTAATCCACGAGCATTTCGTACAACACAAAACTTCTTTCGTGCAGCCATCTGTTTATAATTTGGCTCACTTAACAATCCACGCTCAATTAATTCTTTTGAAGGGATGCAAAGTTTATCGTTGTAATATTCAATCATTATTATAATCTTTGGACGTTAGTATAATCTCTTAAATGTGGGCGAATTTCATCTTGAAGCTTTTCCAATTCTGCTATAAGTGGGGTTTCTATTTCTTTAATCAGTTTTCCCTGTTTGTAAAGTCTTGCTTTATCTCCACTTATACGTATCTCTCTATCTGCAGGAAAAACTTGCACAATTGTTTTGTCGTGAAAGTGAAGAGTTTCCATCTCCACGCAATCGCCATTCATGATAATGCCACCATGCCTTAAGGCGTCTTCTCTAATTCGCTTTGCTGTATCCGTGAAGCCACGACCTTTATCACTCGAATATGTCAATGCGTTATACACTGTGCGAGCATTAACTTTATAAACACGCACCAAACGCTCTCTTTCTGTATCTGATACTACTATATATCTTTTCATTTTTTTTTGTATTTTTGTAGTGAATAATAAATTATATAATTATGAATTTAGAAGTTATTTTATTAAAGGCTCAATTAGAAGCTTTAAGGAATTATTATGTTTCATCGTTAGCTACACTTTTCTCGCACGATGAAGAGAAAAACGACAAGGTTTGGCTTGCAAAGTTTTTTCTTTGGCGTTTCGAACGAGAAAATCTTTCTTCATTAGGCACGCAACCCGACCTTGATTCTCCTGAGAAAGAAGTGATAAATCGCCGATGCTTTCAATTAGAAGTGTTGATGGATGTCGCTTATATCCAGGGAGACCTTGAAGGATACGATGTAACTCGTGTAATTTTTCCACATCACATTGCGAGAGCAAATGATGTTTTTGAGAAATCTGATGGTTCTGAAGAATCAATGATTTCAATAATTGACAAATTGTACAAATAATTCTTTTCATTTTTTTTTCTTGGTTTTATTATTGGGGGCTATTTTCAAGCCCCCTTTTTGTTATTAAAAATTATTTCTATTATATTTATAATGTGTAATTCAATATTTTTCACTATATTTGGGGCGTGTTATATATTGAACACGATGCAAAGATATAGTTAAATTTTTAACCACGCAAATAAAATGGAGGAAAAATTAACCATAAAGGAGAAAATTTTTACCTTTCTTGAATATAAAGGCATCAAGAAAGTAGAATTCTTTGATGCTACAGGTATTAGTGATAGTAATTTCAAAGGGAAGAATCTCCAAAGTCAACTTGGAGGAGATATGATAGTTAAAATATTGACTATGTATCCTGATCTGTCAGCCGAATGGCTTCTTACAGGAAGAGGAAGTATGCTCAAAGAAACTCCAGAGAATAACAATTTATCAAACTTAGAGGTTGTGAAGTCACACAAACCTAAGTATATTGAAAAAAAAGAAGACGTCCAGGATATTCCTTTATTCAATTTTAAGGCATCTGCAGGAATTAAAGAAATTCTAGGACCATCTTCTAACGATTTTTTGATAGATACAATTAGAATACCTGATATGCCAAAGTGCGATGGAGCTATAAAAATTATGGGTGATTCCATGATGCCAAAGCTAAAACCTGGTGATATCATCATGTATAAAGAAATGCCTTTAAATCTTCAGGACTTATTTTACGGAGAAATGTATCTTATATCCTATGAGATTGATGGAGATTACTATGTTGTTGTAAAATATATCAGAAAATCTGAGAAAGGAGAGCCATTCATTACATTAGCATCAGAAAACCCAGAGCATGCATCTAAAGATATAGAATTTGGCAGAATTAACGCCCTTGCGCTTATTAAAGGATATATAAATGTAAGTTCTATGGGATAA